GTTTCCCCGTTTACAGGAAAAACGAAAACACAAGAGTACGATATGGTTGCTTGGATGGGAGAGTTTTCTTTGCCGCCAATGAACAGAACAACAGCGAGAGATTGGCAAGCGTTTCTTCTGGAAGCCAACGGCATAGCAAATTATTTCCATCTTACCGACCCAGACGCTAAAACGCCGCAGGGAACTTATGATCAAAATACTTTGCTGGTAGAAGATCGGATTAATGGGGGAACTGAGGTAAGCAGCATCACGCTATCTTTCTCTGGCTCTACTATAACGGCTTCTAGTGGATCGCCTTTTAACGGCTTGGTTGCTGGAGATTTCTTTTTTGTTGCTGGTGCTACCAATGACGAAAACAACGGCACTCATAAGATAGTAACCAAAACGAACAATACAACCGTTGTAACTGGAACTGTTTTAACGACAGAGAGCAACACAGCCTCATGCAGCTTAAAACAAAACACCAAAGGATCAACCGGCTTGTGCCTACAGGCTTCTTCAAATACTGGAACCGGGACTATTAAGAAAGGCGATTATCTGGGTTTGTGGAATAACGCAAACACGGCTGCATCAGGCGCGGAATCTATACAGCTAGTAATGGCGACAGAAGACGCGACGCTAACCACGCAGTCCGGCTCTGGCGATCATTATTCTGTAGCCATACAGCCAAAACTAAGAAGCTCATTAACTAATGGCTGGGCCGTAGGGTTTAAAGAAAACTATAACGTTGGAAGGTTTAGGTTAGATTCTAACGCCGTTTCGTGGGACGCCAACAACACAAGCATCTATGGAATAGGGTTCAACGCTGTAGAGGTGATATAAGTGGCTACCCGTTCCGGCATTGATTCGTCTATCGTTGGCAAGCTGGAAGGCGATCATGTTTTTGTTTTCTGGGCTGTCAAAGCTGAATTTGATACCGCTGACGTTCGGCTGCATACATGGAAAGATGAACTAACCATTAATTCAGAAACCTACGAAGGGGCCGGGACACTTCTTTCTATAGGCGATATTACTGATAGCTCAGAACTGAAAAGCGATGGAGTTACCGTCGCTATCTCTGGTATGGACACAACCGTTCTCGGTTACGCTCTAACAGAGAATTATCAAAACAGACCCATCACTATATATATGGGCTATCTGGACGGCGGAGGCGAAAAAGTCAGCGGGGTGATGACAGCGTTTAAAGGCCGTATGCAAGCAATCACGATCACTGACGATCCTCAAGGCGCATCTACTGTTGTGGTTGAATCTGAAAACAGGCTGGTGGATTTAAGAAGACCGTCAAATCTAAGATACACAAAGGAAAGCCAGAAGTTTATTGATTCAACAGATACCGCTTTTAACCGAGTCCAGCAAGTTCAAAAACAAGAAATATATTGGGGACGCAAGCGAGTTATTAGCGCCGGAGGCGGCGGGGATGTTGATCAAGGCCCGCCAGATGACGAACAAAACCCTTGGAACCCTTCAGGATGAACAAGTTACCAGAGTGGCAAAGACTTCTTCATGAATTTCTTTCTGATAACAAGAATAGAGATTTTGAGTGGGGTTCTTGGGATTGCTGTAAGATGGCAGATTCTGCGATGAGAGCCATATCAGGTGAATCTGTGATTCCTGATGAATTAGATTGGCATGACGAAAGCTCTGCTATGAGGGCTATTAGTGAGTACGGCGGAACTTTAAAAGACTCAATAGAAAAAGCCGCTAAAGAAAAAGGGCTCATACCAATAGACTTGAATCATATACAAGCTGGAGATTTGTGCGTTTTCCTAAGCGATAACAAAGAAGTTGCGGGGCTTTGTGATGGTTACGCCGCCCTAAGCCCGACAGACGGAGGATTTGCTTTCAACGCTATTGATACCGTGCAAGCGGCTTGGCGCATACCAGATGCCGGAGAGATTTCGTGAAAGTTATAAAGGCCGCATTAATAACCTTTGTTACCGTTTTTCTCATCGTTGTAACCGTTGGAACCATTGGCTTGGCTATGGGAGGGACAAGCGTTTTATCTGCTTTGGGCGTTAGTAGTACCGCCGCTTTCTCTACATTAATGGCTAGTGCCGCAGCTTTAGCTGGATATTCTGCTATAGGAACATTGGTTGCTGGCGGCATCGGGATGCTGACATCCAAGGGAATAAATGCTTCAGGTGCAAATTTTGGCACTAAAGTAATGACAAAAGGCGCGGTAAACGCTAGGCAGATCATATACGGGAAAACGAAAGTCGGCGGGACTATGACTCAAGTCCACACCGTTGGAACTGATAATCATAAGCTTTGTTTTTTTGTGGTTGTGTCTGGTCACGAATGTGAAGATTTTGAAAAGATTTATCTCAATAACGACGCTTTCGCAAAAGGCAGCAACGCTCTTCCAACTGCAACGGTTTCTGGCGAGACGGTTTATTATATTAATAACTCTAAATATATAAACACAGATAACGAAAATGATTTCACAAACGGTTATCTAGCAAGGTTCACATGGCACGATGGAAGCCAAACCGCTAGAGACGGTCTTGCTGCTGCAACGCTTGGAAACTCAGTAGTCCCAACAACTCACAAATTCACAAATTGCGCTTATTTTTATTTTGAAATGATTTTTGACTCATCAAATCTAAACAGCATCCCAGCGCTTTCATTCGTTATAAAAGGCAAGAACATATATGACCCAAGAACGGGGGCAGTAGCAAATTCAGACTTGCAGCGATCTAATCCGGCGCTAATCCTTAGAGACTACTTGAAAGACACAACCTATGGATTGCGTTGCAACGATGATGAAATAAACGATACAACTAACGCCGGAGGTTTTGCGGCGGCTGCTAATACTTGCGATCAAAACGTGACGCTTGCTGATGGTTCTTCAACGGAAACCAGATACACGGCAAACGGATTCACAACAATGGCGGCTTCTGGCGAAGGTGTTCTTCAATCTTTGCTAAGTTCTTGCGCTGGAAAAATTAATTACACAAATGGCAAGTTCAACTTATTTGTCGGGGCCGCGCAAACTCCCAGCTTAACAATAACTGATGACGATGTTTTGTCAGCGCCTCAAGTAAACACAAAACCCAGATCGGGGGATCTATTCAACACTGTAAAGGGGATTTTTGTTGATTCTGATAATAGATACGAAGCTGGAGAAACGCCGGTTCATGAAGACTCCACTTTTTTAGCTGCTGACACTCCAAGCGGCCTTTCTTCAGCGAATTACAAAAAGCAGTTAGAGGTTCAGCTTCCTTGGACAACATCAGTGACTATGGCTCAAAGACTGATGAAGATTCAGCTAAAGCATCAACGGCAAACCGTTACTACAACATTAACAACTGACACAAAGTTTTTGAGATTGCAGCCTAGCGATTTTGTTTACTTCACTAACTCAAGACTTAGCTATAGCCAAAAACTATTTGAGGTTATTGATGTTTCTATGAAGTTCCAAGAGGCTGAAGGCGTTCCCGTTGCGGTTTGCGCGTTAGGTCTTAAAGAAATAGCAAATTCTGTTTACGATTTCGCAACCAATGAATATACAACGCCGGTTTCAGAAGGCTCAGACATTACCACAAGCACAGCGATATCAGCGCCCACAATCGGAACCCCAACGCTGCGAAGGAATGTTTCTGGCGCAGACACCAAGATAGACATAATAGCGGTATGGACTAACGCTGGATCGGGTGATGTTATCAATGGAACAGAAATCTCATACAAGGAAAGCGGCGAGACTGATTATATCTTGGCGGGTATTGCGGGAAGAGGGCAAACCAAGCTAGCGATACAGAACGTTGTTGCTGGCGTTGATTATAACATTAGAGCAAGGCATTTTGCTCAAGACGGTGTTTATAGTGATTATTCTGGCGTTGCTACTATAACGGCTTCTGTCTCAGAGACCATATCAGCGCCTTCTAGCTTCTCGGCTAGTTCTGGCCGAACGTTTAATATAGAAGTCAAATGGACTAACCCAACCAATAGCAATTTGAGAGCGGTTAAGGTTTATGAATACGCTAGCTCTGGCACTCCATCAGAAAGTGATGTTGTGGCGACTTTATCTGGAGAGCCGGGTGCAAAAATGACCTTAGAGCGCGGAAGAGGTCACGGCTTAACTGCAAGTCAAACTTATTACTATAGATTAAAGGCTGTTACTCACGCCGGCACAGAGTCATCATTCACAAGTCAAAAATCTGGTAATTATAAATTAATTGAAATTCCAGAAGTAAACTTACCTATTGGCGGTTTTTTCAAATATGAAAACACATCAAACACAAACTCAATAAGCGACAGCACTTTTAATTCTAGTTTTGGGCGGTTGCCATTGAGCGGTGATTTCTTGTTAGTACATGATACTAACGGAGCTGCTGGTTCTAACATGAAGGCTTATAAGTATAGCGGCGCTAGTGCTGGAGGTGGTGGAGGTAGTTTTTCAGAAGTAACCAACCTTTTTAGTGGCGATTTAATGGTTGACGGAACGATTGTAGGAAGCAAGATAAAAGCCGGAGAAATAAGCGCTAGTAAAATAGAAGCTGGCTCATTGAGTTCAGCTAGCGGAGTGTTTGGGATAATAAGCGCAAACGATATTACAACTGGATCGTTAAAAGCGGATTTCATAGAAATTGATGGCGTTACTTTAGACACCACGGGAAGCGCTGGCAGCAAGCAGTTAATAATAAAAGAGAATGGTGTTGATACAGCGCAACTCAAAAATAATTCGGTTGATACTGATCAAATTGCGAATAATGCTGTTGAAAATGATCAAATTGCCAATAATGCTGTTGATACTGATCAAATTGCTAATAGTGCGGTCGAAACTAATCAATTAAACAACACTGCGGTCACGACAGTAAAAGTTACGAATAACGCCATAACTAACACTGTTTTTGCTGAAGGGAGTCTAACGGATATTACAACCGAGGGGTCTTACAACACTATTTGCACAGCGGCTATTGCCATTGGAGAGGCTTCTCAAATAATTGCTACTGCCAGTTTCACTGCTACTCATTTTGGAGGCGGCGGAACAGATTCAGATGGCAATGTTTCATTTGATTTCAGAATAAGACGTCAAATAGGAAGTGGTTCTTACGCTACGAAGCAGGGCATATTAAACGCCACAATAGGAGGGCTTAATAGTCCCGGTTTCTCTTTGGTTGATATATCTAGTGCAACCTCTGTTGCCACCTATACCTATATACTGCAAGTTGAACTTAATTCTCATAATAATTACGCAGATACACTGCGAATTTTAAACCCAGTTCTTGGCCTTCAGGTTCTTAAAAAATGATGAAAGAGTATACAATCTATGATTCTGACAGCGGTGCAATTATACGATCATTGAGGTGTACCGTTGATATGCTTGATGTGAATGTATTTGAAAACGAAAAATATATTGAAGGCTATTACAAGCCAAGCGATTACATTATTCAAAATGAAAAAGCGGTTGAAAAAGAACCCGACAGCGACGAGATTAGGCTTAAAAATATATCTGCAAGAAATTCTCTTCTTAAAGCATCAGATTGGACTCAATTATCAGACGTATCATTGAGCGACGATAAAATAGCAGAATGGAAAACCTATCGACAGGCGTTGAGGGATTTACCAACTCATGCGAAATGGCCCAACTTAGAATCTGGAGATTGGCCGACACCCCCCTCATAATATGCAAGGCGCAATATTAGCCTTCATGTTGGTAACCGTCATAGAAGGGAACGTGGCGCAAGGCTCAGAGCAGATGCTATTCAGAGATATACACAGATGCCAGCAATTCGCTTACTGGATAGAACATAATTGCCGAGATCCTCGTTGCAGGGGCGGTATAAAGCAACACAATATAACCGCCTACTGCAAGCCAGTGATGGCTGGATCTAATCAGAAGTTTTGGGATTAAGCTCTGGCCTCCATCTTGCGAATGGCGTCCTGAATCATAGGTTGAACGGTGAACTCAGGGGCGGCAGTAATAACTGCGATAGTGTCCTCATCAAGTTCGTTTTGCGCTGCTTCCAAAATCCTATCAACACAATCTTGAATCTCTCCAGATCCAATACCTTGTTCGCAATCAATATTGCCTTGGAACATTTGCGCTTCTTCTTCAACAATTATTTCAAGTAAATTCATTTTATCTTCCTTATCAATTTATCTTGTTTACTATAA